TTCCCGCTGGATGGGGCGCGTGACAAATGCTGCTCGGAGGAATGCCTGCGTATCCGAGCCCGGCAGCTTACTGCGCTGCATTATCAGGAGCATACCGAGCAATACAAAGAGCGGTGGCAGCAGTGGTATGCAGAAAACAAAGAAGAGTACCTGGAAAAGAAGAAGTCCGCAAAGAAAAGCAAGGAGGAATCCCGATGAAACTCACACCCTTTATTCGTTTCGCCCTCTACACCGAAACCGACGCATACGCCGACCGCGAAGCATACATTTCCGATATGGCGCTATCGAGCGTCTGGGGCGACGCCGAAGACGAAGAGATTCCGGCGGAGCGGCTGGCGCTGCTCGGCGGGATCTGGGACGGCACGCACTGCACGATCCCGGAGCTGATTAAGCAGCACGGCCTGACGCAGACGGGCTTCGCGCAGTATTTTGGAATCCCGCTGCGCACCGTGCAGGACTGGTGCGCTGGGCGGCGGGGATGCCCGCCGTATGTGGCCGCGATGGCGGCAGAGATTCTGGCTGTGAACGAACGATAACAAAAACTAAGCCCGTGGAATAACCACGGGCTTAAATTTTGAACCAAATTGATACACAACTGAGGCACAAGAAGCCGTAAAAAAGCCCATACTGGACACACAAAGGAGTGTTCGGTATGGGCTTTTCTTATTTTAATCCAAATCCCGCCGGGCAGAAGGTCGGGGACTGCACCGTCCGGGCTATCGCAAAGGCGACCGGGAAGAGCTGGGACGAGGTGTATATCGGATTGTGCCTGCAAGGACTCATCATGGGAGATCTGCCGAGCGCAAACAGCGTATGGAGCGCTTACCTCCGGCAGCAGGGCTTTACCCGGAACGTAATCCCGAACACGTGCCCGGACTGCTATACCGTCGCGGATTTCTGCGCAGATCATCCGCGCGGCGTGTACGTGCTGGCTCTATCAAGCCATGTGGTCTGCGCGGAGAACGGAAGCTATTTCGATACATGGGACAGCGGCAATGAGATCCCGCTGTTCTACTGGGCAAAGGAGGAAGCTTAATGTTTGGACAGCAGCCGTATGTGTATCAGCAGCCGATTTACAATCAGCCGCCCATGCCGCCGATGCAGGAGCCGCAAATGCAGATGCGTCCGCAGTATCAGCCTGCGCCGCAGATGCCAGCTTATCAGCCGCAGCCCCAGCAGCCGCAGAATCAGTCGATCATCTGGGTTCCGAACGAGCAGGCGGCGAACGACTTTATTGTCGCGCCCAACAACGCAGTAACGCTTTGGGATATGAACGCGCCGGTCGTGTACGTCAAAAAGGCCGACGCAAGCGGAAAGCCGACCATGACAACGTATGATCTTGTGGAGCGCGCACAGGCCACGCCAGCGCCCGCAGCGCCGCGAAAAGACATGAGCGAAGAATATGTGACCCGCAGGGAGTTTGAGGAGCTTGTGGCGAAGCTGTCCGCCCCAAGCGTCAGGCCGCGAAAGATGAAGGAGGCGGACAATGAACCCACTGTTTAACGCCCTCGGCGGCGGACAGCTGCCCGGCCCGATGGGGCAGTTCCAGAACATGATACAGCAGTTCCGGCAATTCCAGAACAGCTTTCAGGGTGATCCAAAAGCAGAGGTTGAGAAGCTGGTACAAAGCGGGAAAATCACGCAGCAGCAGTTGAACCAGCTGCAGCAGGTGGCGGGGCAATTCCGGCAACTGCTGCAATAGTTCGGGAATTCCGAACAGTTGAACGATCAAAATCGTGGCCACGATTGAGATAAATCTTTTGAATCTACGAAAGGAATGAAAAATATGAGTTTGAATGACGGCTCCCCGACCATGACAATGCCCGTCGCGCCTACCGGCATGACAGGTGGCGGCTGGGGCGGCTTCGGCGGTGATAATGGCTGGTGGATCATCATCCTGTTCCTTGCCATTTTCTGCGGCTGGGGCGGCAATGGAAACGGATTCGGCAACAACGGCAGAAATTCCGGCGGCGTTGTAGACGGCTATGTGCTGGCCTCTGACTTCTCCAACATCGAGCGCAAGCTTGACAGCGTAAACAACGGTGTCTGTGATGGCTTCTACGCCATGAACACTGGCATGCTCAACGGCTTCGCGAATGTAACGCAGGCCGTGACCAGCGGCTTCTCGCAGGCTGAGCTTTCCCGCTGCAACCAGCAGGCCGCGCTTATGCAGCAGTTGTTCCAGATGCAGATGCAGTCGCAGAATTGCTGCTGCGAAAACCGTGCGGCAATTGCTCAGGTTCGCTACGACATGGCGACGCAGGCGTGCGACACCCGCAACACCGTGCAGAACACCACGCGCGACATCATCGACGCGATGAACTGCGGCTTCCGCAGCATCGACCAGCGTCTGACGGCGCAGCAGCTCTTCGTTTCGAACCTCGCGGCAAGCCAGAACGCACAGACGCTCGATCTGCGTAACTACGTGAGCGGGCAGCTTGCATATTATAACCCGCGTCCGGTTCCGTCCTTCGCGGTCCCGGCCCCGTACCAGTACGCAGGATGCAACGGCTATAACGGCGGATACAACTACGGCTGCGGCAACTGCGCGTAACAACTCTACATCGTAGAGCTTTTTCGTGGACTCACGAAAATGGTCGGCCCCATTGCCGATACTCGACAGCAACGCGGCGGGGCAATCGTCCCGCCGCTGTATTTTTATGAAAGGAATGATTTTATGGCTGAATTTACATCATCCGGGATTCAAACTGTCGCCGCTGGGCAGAACGTCCCTCTGATCTCCACGGCAGCTTGCGGAAAGCCGTGCATCGTACATCGAGAAGGAAGCGGGCTCGTTACGCTGCGCGGGCTTACGCAGCAATGCAAGGCGAAGTTCCGCGTATCCTTTGGCGCGAATATCGCTATCCCTACAGGCGGAACAGTAGGCGCCATTACCGCTGCGCTCGCAATCAACGGCGAACCTCTGAGCAGCGCCACAGCGGCCGTAACCCCTGCGGCTGTTGAGAACTATTTCAACATCTTCGTTTCCACATTCGTGGAAGTCCCGCGCGGCTGCTGCCTGACTGTAGCGGCGAAGAACACCAGCGCGCAGGCGATCAGTTTCGCAAATAGCAATATGATCGTCGAGCGCGTATCGTGAAAGGAGGATGCAATATGTACGATTTGAGAAACCTGCGTGAAATGCTCTGCAAAGAGCTTGACGAAATCGCCGACAAGCGTGAAATGTCTGCGGGCGATCTGGACGCGATCCAGAAGCTGACGAGTTCCATCAAGAATACCTACAAGATCGAGATGGCTGAAGACGGCGGCTATTCCCGCGATGGCGAGTGGGAGGCGGATATGCGCGGTACTTACGGCCGGGGCAGCTCTTACCGTGGCCGCCGCCGTGACGCAATGGGCCGCTATACCCGCGCTGATGCCCGCGAGCATATGCGCGCGCAGCTGGACGATATGATGCGCGACGCGGACGACGATAAAACCCGTGACGCGATCCGCCGCTGCATGGAGCAAATCGAGCGGGCATAAGGAGAGCGCAATATGTTGGATGCAGCCGAAATCCGGAAAGAGATTGCTCGCCTGGAATATGAGGAATCCGACTATAAGAATTACGCTAAGCTTGCGGATCTGTACGTGATCCGCAAGCAGATGCAGGAAGAGGAACGGGGCGACGGCGGTAAGTATGTGGGTTACTACTCCGGCGCTCCCGCCCCTGTGACCGCAGAACCGGCTATCGTTGGCGAGTACGGGGACAGTGAGTTTTTACTTGCGGTAGCTGGGAAAAACCCGGCAAAGGCTTGGGCGGTTGTTGATGAACTTATGGACACACTATCGCTTGTGAACCGAAAAGTCTATGATTCTGTGCTGCGGAAAATAAAGTCCATGTAG